TATTTGCTCACGGAAGCGGCAGAGGTTCCCTTTAAGGTGTTATTCACGCCCGACAACTGAGACCCCAAGGTATAATCCGCCTTGTTGCCCATCCCCATAGCCAACGTCGAGCCGCCACCGTCGGCGTTTTGTACAGCCGTTCGTAGCGTATCAGCCAAATCCTTGGGCGAAGGTGCCCCGCCTGCAGGCGCCGACAAACTGCCGATGGAATTGGTGATTTCATTGCCTGCCCCGAAGATCAACGACCCGTTTGTATTATGAGTTCTGTTGGCTAAACCGACAATGCTGTTGGCAACACCTGCATCATTATTAGCAACCGTTTCCGATTCAATACTGTTCAAAGACCCCGTAATGGTAGCCCCGAAGTTTTTACTATAGTCTTTACCCGTAATAGCCGAATATGCCCCGTTGACCACGCCGAAGGATGCATTATTAAAACTGTTCGTACCTATTGTCGTAGCATCGGTTTTAATATTATAATTGCGCATATTCGCTACAGTACCCGTATCAACCGTAATATCACCGATATTACCGCGATAGTTATGAGTACTTACCATAACGCTTCCCGAGCGAGTATATGCATCTTTCCCGATGGCAATACCCGTCACCATATTTTCGGGATGAGGCCCGGCAGTCCCGGATGCAGTCATTCCCGACTGTCCGAAATCATAAGCTAATTCTTGACTGCCTACCGGACTTTCGGCAAAAGCCTTATGGCCGATAGCAATGCCGCCGCCCTGGTCGGCATAGTTGTTCGTATGAGCACCGCCGCCGATTACAATATCACCCGTCGAAGGCTGTCCGACACCGCCGTAATATTCAATACGTGTTCCTGCACCGATAGCTACATTTTCCGCCTTAGGAGCCCAACTCCCCGTACCGATGGCTACGCCGTCGCCGGTTCCTGCCGGATTGGCGGCCGGTGCCGCCAGGGCCGTAAAACCGCCACAGGGTGTACACATTAAAACAGTAGCCGCAACTACGGCCAAACGCGTTCTCACGTATCTTTCATTCATAACAGCTCACCCACTCCCATGCAATATTTTTCTTTATGTTTCTATAATATTACAATCTTTACAATTTCGCAACAATATATGCGTTTTATTCATTTGTTCATTACTTTTATTTTTATTCAATACTTACAGAAGTGGACAACAGTATTCAAGTATTATATTTTCTGAAATTCTTATTTAAGATCCGTATTTTTTCTACTTCAGTCTTATGTTTTTGTGATAATAATGCCATTTTACATGGATTTTAAAAAATTTACCTTCCGGAAGTTCACCCTCTCACTAAGATTTTCCCCGTCCGATTTTTTATTGTATATATAAAACCGAGTATTCCCGCACTTTATAACTTATGTACAAAATCAATTCAATTTTAAGAATTGTACCTCAAAAGCAAAAATTTATAAATGTATTTTAATACGTAAACGTTATGCAGTATGTTATTCTTCCGGTGCATGGATTTCATTTTTTCAAAGTTGCTAAAGGACACAATATAAAAGCGAAAGCTACGAAAATCATATCGATTTTCGTAGCTTTCGCTCAATCCGAAATTAAGCCAATCAAATCCTGTTCACAAACAGATTTCTCGTTTTTCACATATATCAGAGTAACACCAAGTTCTTCGCGAAAAGGCTTTACGCCTTTTCTGCAAGCACCATTCTATGGAAAAGCATTCGACTTAATGCTTCAGCTCTCTTAAATTCCTCATCACTAAGAACCAGTAATACGTAGTAATCCGTTCCTATATCCATGTCTATCAGGCTATATCCCTGCCATGAAGAATTAATCACTTCAATCCATTGAGTAGAGAATCCGTCTTCGTCCAAAGACGCTTCGTTAACGTTTAGCCCCTTAGGTTCGGCTAACTTTTCTACCACATCCACAAGACTTTCTTTGTCGATTTTCAGGCTTAAATCCGCAGCCACGTTACACGACAACAATACCTCATACAGATCATACCAGCTGTCATCTATAAGTTCCATAGAATCCACCCGGACCCGGGACATAAATTGCTTAACCTGCTCAGAATCACCGATTAAGAGCTGTGCTAACTCTGCAAACGACTCTTCCAAGGCATGTTTATCAAACTCTACGGTTTCCACATACCGACTTCGTTCAGGCAAGACCCTTTTTTTCACGAAATCTCGCATGATCCGTATCCCCTCGGCGTAGGTCATATTCTCAATGACATAGCACTTACCCTCCAGCTCTAAATAAAGGTCCATCATAGTCAAACTCTTACCGATGCGAGCCTTCATAGCCGTGCACCCTTGTACGGCATGAGGAGGATACAACTCCGTATAAGCAATAATCCCGTCCTCCATGGCCTTTAGGGAATTATTGATCCCGTCTATATGAAAACCCTTACTATTATATAGGGGACTTTTCGTACGCCATGTCACATATGTTTGAAAAAGATGTTCTTGAATCCAATCGGATATACTCATACCTGATCTCCTTTATGTAATTATTTTAGCACCGATAGCTTTTACTTTATTATACATGATTAATAGGTCATCTGTACAAGACAGTTGTACTCACCGTAGAAAGACACGAAAAAAATACCTACGATTGTGAGTGCTGTATTAAATAGTTTCCTCCTTTCGCGTATTAAAAAATAAGCCGTTCCCAAAACTCTACGGGTATTTGCTCCAACGGCTTGTTTTTTGCAACAGCCATTTCTAGTGTTTTGGCTGCTCTGTTGGCCTCCTCGGCAGAAATATTTAAGGGATCGCAGTAAATGACTCTATCTAACGACTCTTCACCATATTTTTCTCGGTATGCTTTTTCAGCTAACGCAAACCGATCTAGCGCCGTTCTTAACTTATCCATGTAAATACCACCTTACACTTTTACAATAAATCCTAAAATTAAATATAAGTACTCCGGGTCGTCTTCGATGCGTTTATTCCATCAACGATCGTTACGGGTTTATTCTTTTCACCTTCAATATCAAAAAAGCATGAAAAAAAGACCTTACAATAGTGAGTGCCGGAATATTCGGTTAAACTGCCTTTATTAGCCTTGCCCCTACGTAAATAGGTGCCTTCAACCTTACGGATCTCATTAATAAACTGATATAACTTTTAAATCCGGTCATGCACCTTAAAAATGACCGGATTTCTAATGGGGAGTCAAAAATCACCTACTTTTTGGGGGCCCTAAAACAGACAAACAAAAAAGGACTGCAAATGCAGTCCCTGTCTTACAGTATGGCGGAGAGTCAGGGATTTGAACCCTGGGTACGGAGTTCACCGCACACATGATTTCCAATCAGTTTGGACGATTCTTGTGCGTCAGTAGACAATATGCTACATACCGTCGTTTAGCCATTTCTTAAGTTTTGTAGTTAAGTGTGCGGTGCAAATTTTTGAAACTTTGGTAGAAAATATGGTAGAAAATCAAGTCTCATTAATTAACTGGCGAATTCTTAATTTTCACACACAAAAAGGCCTCCCAGAATATACCGGAAGGCCTTTTGCTTATTTCTTACTCAATTCGGTAAGTCCGTCTTGAATTGTCTGTATGATATTGTCTATCGCAGAATTAATCACTCGCAGATAAATCCGATTACGAATCTTCACCCATACGGATTGAGTCGTTTCGATTTCTGCCTGTAACGGTGCTGTAATCGTCTTAAGCTGTTCTGCAACTAGCGGTCGTAAATCATCAGCCGATAACGCCGCAAGTGTTGCTGTTGCTTGGTCTTTGGCCGCCTGTGCTGCTTCTTTTGCTAAGATGTTTAAAATCTGTTTCTTGTCCATAATTATCGCTCCTTATAATACATTATATATTTTGCAAATTACCATAAGCTCGGTACCAGTTAGCATTACCTCGCAACTGGTTGCCGCCTGTGCCGGGTTCTTCGCCGTTGCGGAGTACCCACAAGTCCCACCGTTCACAGGTACTGTTCGGGCCGTAATCTTCATGAGTATTCAGGCCATCTTCATTATCAGCCGCTTCGGCGTGAGTCATGACTCGATTTAAATCGATAGTCAAATCAAGTGCATCAGCAAGTACGCATATAACCTGTGACACTGCATTAATTTGAGCCTCTGTCGGAGGATACGGACCTAAGTTATCGGGACCCGTTGCGTCGTAAGCGCAACAAAGCGTAATGGCGATACTACCGGTATTACGCCTATACGTTGCGTTTTTGACCTCAGCTAAATCATTCGTTGATACAAATACTCTGCCGTCGCCTGTGATATTTACGTGATACTCGTCGAACGTCTGATTATAACGAGCTGCCGTCCAATGAATATACAGTTTTACATCACGTCCCAGACTTCTTGCCCCGTTCCATAAATCCCAGTAGGCTGCCTTGGCCAAGGACTTTAACTCGTGTAGCGTTACTTCTCTCATCGTTCATCACTCCTTTCTGATTTGTGTACAGCGGTCTTAGCACCGCCAATATAGCCTAAAAGCCCGCTTGCAATGCTCATTGCGAGTTCATTTAGGTTAAACAAAATGGCCATTACAAGGCTTATTACAAGCCCTGCAATGACCATCAAATCAGCTATGTTAATTCTGTCGATATTCATGATTTCTTCTCTTTCTCGTGAAGCTCATTGCGTAAATCATTTACACGAGCCTCTAACACGTCAACCCGTCCAACAAGCTGGAGATGACGCTGTGCTTGTTGCATTCGTTCCTGCCTTGAGAGTTTAATCTCTTCTTTCAGTTCTTTAAGCGTCTCAATTAACGTGTCGTATTTGTCAGAGAAGAATGTTCTGTCTTGAATCCGCTCAACATCAAGTTTTTGAAGGATCGGCAAAAGAATTAACCGATAAGCAGCCGCACTTATAATGCTTATAATCGTGAGCGTCGTCAAAACGTCCGCAAGCTCAAAACTCCATGTCCACATAGGCAACCTCCCTACAGTATGTCTCGCTTAACATAGCTGACCCCTATGCTGTTATCCCACGTCGAGCCATCGCAGTCGATATTCGCCCAGCTGAACACTTCATCGCCGTACCCTTCTGCTCTGCCTTTTCGTCTGAATTCAAGGTTGAGCCTATCGGGCTGACTAGGCAACTGAATATGACCGGGCATTTCTTTATCTCTCGGGAAATACACTTTTGTCGTCAACTTCGCAAGCAACATCATGCCTGTAATCGTAATGTCGTCGCCGCTTGAAAGTTCGTTAAGCTCGAGGCTATCGAAGTGAAGCGAGTCAAGATTCGGATTATTATATATCGGGTCGAGCATAGCGTATGCCGGGAATTCAAGTACCGCCTGTCCGTCTGCACGTCGATAAATCTTCACGTCGTTCTCGTTGAACAGCTCATCATTGCTGCCCCCTGTCTGCACTGCGGGAATCGTAAGCGAGGCGGCTGTGCCGTCGTTGCTGTTCGGATATTCCATTGTGAGAATCTTCTCGTTACCGTCGAACGGAGAAGATAACGCAAAATCGAGCCGTCCGCTGTCGGGTATCATCTGACGATTGCCGTTCGTGTCTACAACGTAAAACCCGGGCTGACCTTCCACATGTACGACCGTATCACCGACAGCAACCGACGTACCGTCAACGAGTTTGAATTCAGCAAGGTACGACGTATATCGACCGTCGGGAATAACTTCACGTAACAAGGCTTTGAGAAGGTCCTCGAGGCTGTCGCTGTCGACCTTCATCGCACGGTCTTTCATCATTCTGTATACAGTCGGGAAGTTCATACTGACCGGCTCGGAGCTACTGCCATTCTGTCCGTGAAGGCTCTCGAGCCACTCATCAACCGTGCCGGTAAAACCCTGTTCGACGGCCACTTCATACGCACTCTTGCCGTCTTTTCCATCTTTCCCCGGCAAGCCAGGCACTTGAACGGCAATATTAAGCGGATTCGGTAACGTCAATTCTACTTTTTGTTTTTCTTCCATTTTTGTTTCCCCCTCTAATGCATTGATTCGTCGTAAACTATTCTCATATCGCCCATAACGATTTTGTAGCTGTATTCGCTGTCCTTCTGTACGAATACGTCGTACTTCGCCATTCGGTACCGTCTCGGTATTTCTCGGCTTCGCTCGCCCGGTATCCTCACCGTGACAGAGTCCCCGTCGACCGTGCAGTCGGCGGCTACAAGCTCGATGTCATTCTCCGTGCGGACTTTCATTACTGCCGTCGCTCCCGTGAAGTCGTGGCCATCGGCTACATACCGCCGAATAAAATCAGATCCGCAGTGCATTTCATCGTTGAATATCGTCATTGCTTCACCTACTTTAAATGAGATACGTCGACAACCATGTAAACCGTTTGTCCTTGACTCTTGGTCGTCAACACCTCAAAAGCACCTTGATAGTGCCGAGGCGGTTCCCCCTTGTCTTTCTTATCAAATACGACCACCCCGTTTTGCACTTTCGGATGAACTTCTTTCCACACATAAAGATAGTCGCTTCCAGGAGCGTCAAAGATGACATACGAATAACCGTATTCTGCGCTGCATTCAATAATGGCGCATTCTTTATCCGTGGGAATGACGTATCCAGGTTTGTCTGAATAGTGAAGCACTTTAAGCGGCTGCCAGTTGCTATCATATACGACTCTTCCGGCTTCATTTATAACTTGCAATCCGACTCCATGTTGCGACGGTTCTTGAGATTCTGCTGAGAATACATAACGACGGCCCTCATTACCAGAGCTGCAGCCATATGCAGTTAAGCAATTCACTCCATATGCAAAGCTTTCGTCTTTACTTTTTTCTTTGTCGTACCAAAAATTCACATATGATTCATTAATTACAATCTCACCCTCATCTGTGTATACTCTCAATCCTGTTTCTGCCATTAGTACAACCCCCAGTACAAAATCCCATTCATTCCCATAGCGGTTTTGCCGTATGAATACAAAATTTTGCCATCTTCTACAGCAATATTAGGCGGTGCCGGAACAGCCCATTCCGCTAATTCAGGCGTCCATTTAGGGAACACCACTGCTACCCATGTGCGGTTTTTCTTTATTGCTGCATTTTCAATAACACCTGATGTTTTTCCGTCGGTCTCAACGTATCCGAGCGAATTACATATCGTGTCTGTCGTATTAACGACAATATTTCCGTCTTCATCAAAGACCTGCATGCCTTCGGCCATATATATCACCGTTCCTTTCGTTTCTTTGCCGTTGTTTATGATTGTTACCGCTTCACCCTTATGGGCTCCATGTTTAGTTGCGGTCTGTACGCTTTCTGCCTTCTGCTCAGTATCAGGCGGTTTCTTACTTTTATTTTTTAACAATATAACAGCTGCTACTATAACAACTAAAGCAATTCCGATTACCATAGTTACCATACCCCCATTCTGACTCGTAATCTGTCATTAGAATCGTAAACTTCGATGAGATTGTCTCGTATCTCCGTCCGAGCGCCACTCGTTGCCGTACGAAGTGTGCCGATAGTCGCCGAAATAGCCGATAAACTTTCCACATGCATTTTGTCAGCAGTAATCGCACCGGCTTGAATCATCTTCGGAGTAACAATGTTGTCATCAAAGAGAGCTTGGCCAGTAACATGTAGCAGCTTGCCGTCGATTCGAGTTCCCGTCGGCGACAGGTTAATACGAGATATCAGCTCTTTCCCGTCAAGACTGTTAAGCCGCAAATCAACGCTATTAGACAGCTGAGTAATACGAGTCGACGTTCCTGTCACTTCGGACTTTACGACGCCAACGTCGCCTTCAATCTTAGCAATCGCCCTGTCTATTTCATCTAGGCCGAGTGCTTCACGGCTGATGATTGACTTGTCTATCTCGAGCTTCACTGTGGCAAGCTGTTCACCGCTCTTTTCTCCCTCGCCGAAGATATCCGTATAAGCAACTCGCACTCGGTATACGCCAGGTGCAAGAATCAGCGAGAATGAGTTAGTAGGAGTAAAGTAAACCGCATTATCGACGTATACGTTGGCACCTCGACAACCGAGCGGGATGAAGTCAAACGTAACGCCGATACCCGACATGCCGCCTTTGGCCGTTATGTGCGTCGGTACTTTCGGTGCCTTGACGTTATACTCAAGCATGGCAGGTGCGCTATATCCCTTCATAGGATTATGAGCGTACAAGTACACTCGTCCGGTTCGTTCTGTCAGTGTTCCGACGTACGTCGTATTCGTGCTTTTGCCAATACGGCCGACCTCTTGACCCGGATTCAAGTCATGTCGAATCTCATAGAAATCAATATCAGCATTTCGTACCTCGAGCCAATTGAACGTGGCCGCACTCCCAAACGTAACGGCAAAGCCTTGCGGTGTATTCGGGACTTCTGATTTCATTTCGACCGTAAACCTCTTAATAAGGCCTTGCGAATAGTTGCCGTGTCGGTCTTTAACCCTGATTCGAATGTCGTACGTATGTCCAAGCTCACACCCACTGATGACGATTTGGCCGTCACCGTTACCGCCGTACTTCCAGTCTCCGGAGCCTTCTTTATACCACCCTTCAGCCGTATCAAAGCTCGTAATCTGCGGCGGAGCGAAAGTGGCAATGACGTCGAAAGACGAAATACCATCACCTAAGTCGTAATATTTCGTATACACGGTAAGGTCTCGAACTTCGGGAATGTAATACGGCTGTATCGTATATTCAATGGTCTGCACTTCGGAAAGGTCTTGTTCATTGGCTCCGAACATATTCACTGAAGCACATTTAATCCATATTTTCTTGCCGATATCTTCCGTGCGGTACGGAGCGTGAAACAGTGCTTCATCGATACGGACGCACTGCGAACCTTCGGCATGATTATTGGCTGTTGTGGCGTATTGGCCACGTACTAAGCCTGTAAGTAAATACCGCCCGTCAGGCTGAAGAGTCGCACCTTCATAGCTAAGGCACTCGCCGTCAATCCAGATAAGCGTGTTCCCTCGCTGAGCGTCAGTAGCCGATCCGCCTCGAAGCTCACCTGCGAAGAGTTCGACCGTACAACTCGTCGCTTCGGCTGTCATGGCTGCAGCCAATCGTCCAATACGTGCCTGTGCCGTAATCTTTCCGGCTTCTTTATACGCATCGCCCGTGTCGGATACCCACACCGTGCAACCGCCCCATCCGGACGGAGCCGTTACGCCTAACAATAACTCGTTCCCTGACACATCCCCAGGTGTCTGTACGATTGCGTAATGGTCAATGGCCGGAGCCGGAACATTATAGTCCGTAAACGGCCGTTCATTCTCATGTACGTCGTATCGTGCCGGTGCATATGTGCCAGGCGGCTTGCCTTCTGCTGTGATTTCAAGCTCACCGTCAGCCGCTTCGTTAACAGCCGTAATAACAACGACTTGCCTGTCGAGTTGACATAATTCATCGGTAAGAGTTACAAGGTCTCCAGGCTCTAATCTACAAAAGGCCCAGTCCAAATGAAACGTATACTGATTCTTGCTATACAGCCGCTTCATAGCTAATTGTTCAGCGTAATACTGCGCTCTCTTTTTCGTATATAAGTAGTGTGCAGTCTTTTTGCTTGCAGGCTTCATACCGTTCTTCTGAACGTCAGCTACCACTTCGAAGGACACCGTTTCTTTTTCGTACCCGTTGGCACGATTGATAAATTCAACAGTAGCTTGGTTATACGTCTCCGAGCTGTCTTTACGCTTATAGATAACGAGTTGTCCGTCACTACCCGGAATAAGGTCGTCGGCCGTAAGGTTGTATTGGATCTCCTTTTTAGGATTCCAATCGCCGACAGCTTTGTCGGCTAGAGGAACAATCTTCAGCCGGTCGTCAGACCAAAATAGGTAACAGTTGGTAATTTCGGCGATATCGTTAATGATTTGCTGTGCCTTTTTCGCCGATTCGTCAGGCGGTGTCGAGATAAGAATATCGGCGGCTGCACAATACTTGCGGAAATTCTCAATGCCCTCGATTTTAACGTCTTCAATTCCTGCCGCCTTTAGCACATATAGAATATAGTCCGCAGGATTCACGTCGATCCCGTCACCAGTCTCGAGAAGTTTCCCCTTAACCTCAAAATTATACGTCGGAAGGCTGCCCCGATTGCCGAGGTCGACAACGCCTGCCATGTATGCCAATCCGCTGTACGGCAGTGCCTTTTCAGGGTGCTTGCTTACTACATACGGCCACGGTTCCTGTCCGTATTCGCCTTTATACAGAGACAGTTGAATGTCGGCTTGAGGATACTCATAGACTTCCTTATCCTTCCACACCTTGCCGATACCGGCTATAGGTCCTTCACACAAAGCAATGGCTGCGGCTACGGTGTATGTGTAGTCTATTTCCGTATGCTTTGAGCCACCGCCTTTTCCGGTGCGGCTTGTGTGCTTATGTTCGTGTGCGGTGAAGTCATCCCAATAGATGATATTGCCCGAGACTCTTGTCGTCCCGAGAACTTCAGGTACTGTTTCGCCGTATGAAGCACTGTTTATTTGAAAGTCGCCAATAATATCGGCTCGATTCGTTGTATTGTTCTTCTTGAATAAAAACCCCATTAAGCGGCACCCCCTTTCTTCGGATTGAAGCGATACACAGCACGGAGCCTTGATTTACCCCGGTTATCATAAAACAGAATATCGTCGACATTCGAGATAATAACGCCAAGGTCAACGAAGGCGTGAATAACTTTGTCATTGCCGATATATACCGCACCATGACTTATGCACCGACCGTATTGATATAGCCAAAAGTCGCCGATTTGAGGTTCTCCGTGAACTTCATCAGCGACTTGCTGTATGTACTTTAAATATTTCTCTTCCGAACGGTGTAAATGCCATTCGTTCGAGTAGTTTTCTATCTGTAATTGGTCCTTTGTAATCATGCCCGATCCGATAAGTGACGCAACAAGAAGGTATGCACAGTCGACTCCGTGACCCATGACCATGGCATTATTAACGTACGGAGTACCGAGCCACTCAAGAGCTGCGTCTGCAATTTTTTGCCCTGTAGTCTTTCTCATCGTATCGTCTCCTTCAACGGAACATACGGAGTAGCTCTGTTTCGTGCAAAATTATCGAATTTCTTCTTGCACGTTTCAGGCGTTTTATCGCAACCGGGATAAATATAGGCTTCGCTTCCAACGGTTGCCTGCGTATCGCTCGGACTCATATACATAACGGTACCACTCGAACTGCTCATTATCTGAGTCGATTGCCCGGCAAGAGGACCCGACACCCATTCGATACCGCCTGCATTGTAATAGCCGTCCTCAAACGGCACGTCTATTCCGACGGTATTCACACCCGTAAGTGCCGTTACTTTCATTCGCTTACGGTACTTCTTTATATCAACTCCACATTCTTTAGAGTACACACAATAGGGGCATTGCGGATAGTACCGTTTACTAGGAAATTCTGTATTTAACTTCTGTACGACGGACTTTACGTCAAGCGTTATTGTAAGGCCGCCGCCTTGTTTTACCTCGACTGTGCCGGTGAAGATATCCACAGCGTCAATTAATATGCCGTCTTGCTTAAAGAATGCACGTTTTAGCTCCATAGTAGCTCCGTCGAGACCGCCGTTATGAGCAACCGCCAGTATCGGCACTCCGCCTATTTGGTCGTGCTTATCACACGATACCGAAACAGACAGCTTATCAACCGCCACATCGGAATGTGTTGAGGTCTTATTGCGAGTGATGACAGGTCCGTCTGCACGATATACATGGCCACCGTGACTTACGTTTGAGTCTGTATCCGTCCAGTAATAAGACATGCCGCTTTGAAGTCGAAGGGCATACAAGTCGCAACTACAGAACGACTTTGCCGTATTTAAGTGTTGAGTTAATGCTTCTCCTGCCTGTTTCATTGCACGGTCACCAACTTAAAGGATTTTGATTTGTAAACGTCTTTATACTCGAGCTCTGCCGTGAAGTCACCGCTAAGCAGAACCTTCCAGTAATACGTGTAATCGGCTGTGATGACGGCATCTGCAGGTACGGTATTTGTCGTTCGAATCGTGCCACCGTCTACAGTCACGTTCTCAACAGGAACACCGTCAGCATAGAGCTTTACGTTCTCCACGCACGCAACAGGCTCTGTATAATCACCGAACCGCCGCACTGCTTGCCATTCGCCTTGACTTCCCTTTCCGAGGGTAATACCTTTTTCCTCGTTGTCTTCAGGGTCAAACCACAAGAAAGGCTCTGTGCCGCCTTGAATCTGCGACACAAAGCCCATCATTTTTTTGTACTCTTCAGGTTTGAGGTAGGCGAACTCCGTCGTAATCGTATACTGCGGATACCGCCACGTCGTCATGGTTCGCACTCTTCCGGATCCGCTACGTTTGGACTTCGTATCCCAGTGCTGCATTTTAGACGACTTCCACGCAAGCGACTTAATACGAGGGAATTTTTTTAATTTTTCCATGTTCTACCACACTCCTGACGTACCGATAAATTCACGGTCTTGGTTAACGGTGAACTGACGCAATACTCGGCCGCCTTTCGATTCGAGCCAATTGCCAAAGGACTCGGCATCAAGAGCCGATACATTCAACGTTATGCCACCGGCCGCACCACCGTTTGCCCTGGCAATACCGGCACCCATTTCATCATACGTCTGCGTCGATAACGGAATGACCGCTTCAGGGTATTTACCCTCACCAATTTCGGCATACGTGCGGCCTACTGCCACGCCACCACTTGCCATGTGTAAATTCGGAGCGCTTCCCATAAGCGTGTTTTTAGCCTGCATGGCAAGTCCTGCGGCCGCACCGATTGCGGACTGTGCCGTCCATGCCGCCATACCCGTTGTTGCCGACACGCCACCAGTTGCCATTGCCACCTGCTGCGCAAGTGTTGTCCAAGGCGGTATTTGAGCGTTGGCTGCTGCGACGCTTGCAGCCGTTTCTTGCTGTTGAAGTGTCTTCCCGAGAATGGCTTGTTTAAGCCTTGCCGCCGCCCAATTGGCAACATAATCGGCCAGAGATTTGATAAGGGCCTTGCCGATATTCTCAAACGCTTTACCCAGGCTTGTCGTTCCTTGAAGAAGTCCGGATAACCCCTCTTGAAGTGCGTCAATCCCGGACATCATGGCCCCCATCCACATTTCTTGTGTGTTGAAGTATGAATCCATCACAGCCTGCTGATATTCGTCCAACATTTCTTTACGGAGGTTGTAATTGTCTTGAGTCATGACGTATTCGTCAGTCAAGGCTTGCTGTAGAGACGCAAAGTTTTGTGTCCGTAAGGCTTCATCAATAGCCCACTTCTCTTCGGACATCTGTCGGTACAGGTCGTTACGTTTTAACAGATATTCCTGTTCCTGTGCAAGGAGTTCTTTATTCTTCTCGGCCTCGAATGTAATTTCATTCTTCCCGACGATTTCATACGCAATGCCGTTAGCGTCAAGAGCCGCTTTATATTCAGCCTGTTGTTGCTTGGTCATCTTGATATATTCATCAGAGAAGCCTTGCCACTTATCCGTAATACTGTTTACCGCTTCTTCGTGGTCTTTTTCGAGCTGTGTAAGCGGTGAAGCACTACCTGTCGAGTCCTTCGTACTAATCGAGAAGTTAAAATCCTTGGCCATATCCCGGACTTTATTCCACACTTCACGAATTGCTTCTTGCTCTTCGTGTTCGGCCTGGATACGCTTTTCAGCGTAAATAGCCTGAAGACTCGTCAGGTCTTCCTGGTAGTGTTCGTTAGCGTCCTTGGACTTATTTAGTTCTTCCAGTTCCTTTTTATACTGAAGCTCAACTAACTCGCTCTGCTTGCCGAACATCTCGAGATAGTTCTGTTGAATTTGCTCATGGATCCGTTTGGCTTCTTCGGCTAATTGGTTACCGGCGCTACCTGCACCACCACCGCCACCGCCGCCTGAGCCACCTGACCCACCGCCGCCACCGGCTCCTCCGGCATCGTAACCGCCGCCGTCATAGCCGCCACCGTCAATTTCACCGCCACCACCGCCAGACAGTGCGTTAAACAGATCTCCGGCTGCTGATTTAATAGTGTCGCCAGCAGCCTGTGCTTCTTCAGGACTAATACCTTCAATATTATTAATAGCCGAGAAATCAAAGTCGAATACCTGAGCAAGCTTGGCTCCAACGCCATTTACGGCGTTAATCAGCTTGTTAATGAGAGCGATAATCTGATTAATCGCCCAGGCTACGGTATGAACCAGTGTTTCCCATACTGCCGATGCGGTTTCTCCGAATCCCTGAGTCGCTGCGGCACATGTACCGAGAACTCCGGCCAAAACGGACAATATCGTAATAACAATACCTACAGGATTGGCCCTCATGATTGCGTTCATAACTTTAGTTGCGGCCCCTAGTGCCATTGTTCCGACTTTCGCCAGGTTAAGAGTGCCGGATAAGGCCATCATAACGCCTCTTACTCCGGCTGTTGCAATAGCACTGGCTATCATGGCCGCTTTAAGCTGAATGGATGCAAGCGTAACGCCTATAGTCGCAATCCTGGACGCTACCATTTGCCCCTTATATAAGGCCTGTGCCGTGGCCGCCGCCTTGGTCGCTACCGATACGGCTAATATGGCCGTCTTCCAAGTCGTGAACGCTACCGCAACCCCGGCAATTATAGGCTTAATCTGGTTGCCCATTCCGATAATGACCGAAAAGGCTGATTTAATCACCGAAGCCACGGTCCTCACAATTACACTTAGCGCCGAGAAGGCCGCCTTTATGGCCGCAATGGCAACTTGTGCCGCCGCCGACATCACCTTAAAGGATATTCCGATACCCTCGACAATAGCCTGGAAATCGCTCGAGGCGGTAATAGAGCTAAGCTGTTCGAGAACGGGCTGAAACGCCTGTAAAGCTTGATTAGAGAGTTGTTGTCCGATTTCGGCGAACGTCATGGGGATTTCTGCGAACTTGGCGTTCGTTTCTTCAGCACTGTTAAATAAGGCTTCTTTGATAACGTCGGCCGTAATAAGACCTTGCGATGACATCTCTTTCAGCTGGCCGACAGTCATCCCCATTTGCTGAGCAATCGCCTGTGCAAGCATGGGGGCATTTTCCATGATTGAGTGGAATTCATCCCCCTGCAATTTGCCCGCTGCCATAGCCTGAGTTAACTGGTACATGGCCGCTGTTGACTCTTGGACGCTTGCGCCGGAGATTTTAAACTGTTTATTTAGCTGTTCGACAAAGGCTATCGCTTCATCATTCGAGCTGAAGGCGTCCTTAGCAAGCATGTTAAGCTTCGCTACGCTGTCGGCCATTTCGACGTACCCACCTCGAGACCGCTGTGCTGCCGCATAGACCTTGTCCATGATTTCGGTCGTCGTCTGCGTGCCGTCGTTAATGAGGTTTATACGGGACTTAAGCTGTGCCATTTGATCAGCCGTATCGGATACTTTCCCTGCAAGCTGAGCAACCTCTTGGGCAACTAAAGCTACGCCTGCCGCCGCACCTGCCATAGGCATCATCTTTAAAGCCTTCTTGGCAATGCCGCCCATTTTTTCGCCCAGGGCATTTTCAAGCTTACTACCGACTCGGTCAATCGCCGCCTCGGCACTTGAGCTATCGCCTTTTATCTTGACGTGAATATTTGCGTCTGCCATTACAACTCACCCCCTTCTTCAAGCCATTCTCTCATAAATTCCATTTCCTCTTTTTTACGATCCAGTCGTGTCGGAGGATGTAAATCCTTCATGATATCTTTCACTTTGATTTGGTTTTTCTTATCGAGCTGAACGTTAACAATAAGTGACGTCATATACGCCGTTCTGGCGTCTTCAATACGAGTCCGAAGGTCATACCCTTGAACCATCTTTTCGAACTCCATAGGCGTAAGCTCATAGAATTCTGACGGCTTTAACGCCAAGATACTATAAGCCACTTTTTCGGCTTTTCGTACCCATAATGCAAAAGAAGAGGGGGCATTATGCCCCCCGTTTAGTTTTTTACTGCTTCGTCTTCTTCGGCTTCGATTTCAGCATCATCTTCGGGTGTTTTTTCTTCCGGGAACGCCATGAAGTACGCCTTCTTACCAAGAATTCCGCTACCGGTAATAGCCTTCATAATCGGCATAATGATATCCTGTAACTCAACTTCTCCATTATCGAATAATTCCTGCAAGCGATCAGAATAAAACTGAACGCTACGACGCCCATACTGACGAAGGCCAATCTCATATGCGGTTATAATATCCGATAAGGACAATTGCTGAATAGCGTTGTAAATCGGCTTGCCGACTGCCGATTCAAATTCAGCCAGGCGTTGGATATTAAAGTATAAGCGTTCACCCTTGCCGAAGAAGTCGCATTTAATCTGTTTCATGGTTTATATATTCCCCTCTCTTAGGCTTTCTTTAATTCAGATAACGGACCGATGCCTGCCAAGGTGCCCTTATACGACGCCACATCATCATGCGGAGCTTCAATGGAAAGTTCCGTAATAGATGCCCAACCGGTTACATAGGACTTGTCAGGGTACTCGAATTTAAGGTGTACAGGTTGGTCTTTAAGGAAGGCTTCGTTCAACGCTTCCAAGCCATCATCGTTAGCCATGAGCAAAGTGTCTAATTCAATGCTCCATTCCTTAAGACCGGGCAAGGTCGATTTCCAACCGCCAGAGTCTTTGTGCGATGCGTCGATGGAGTCGGCTTTACGGCTAATAGAGCCGCCCTTCTGACCGCCGATTTTAGTCCATACTGCACCCGTTGTTTCATCAGTGCCTGTATTCAAATAAATAAAATAATTTTTACCCACCGTCGCTAAAGAATTAGCTGCAGACGGTGCCAGTGCTTTTTTCGGTGTTGATGCCGGCATTAGTATATTCCTCCTTCACGAGTCAAATCAAAAAGGCGACACTCAATCATATACTGCGAACCGAGTAACGGTCGCAATGCGTCGAGGTCGCCCGTTTTTTGTTTAACTTTTAAATCTAAAATCTGATAGTTACTGACATTAAGTACGCATATATCCTCGTTCAGTGAGCCGACGGCTTGTCGCATTTGCTTTAAGGCTGCGTCGATTTGCCCTTCAAGCTCACTAATGCGAGCGTATCCAACGGATAAATCCGGGTCGTCATTTCGTACCCAGGCTTCAAGATAAATCGTAACGAGAAGCTCGTTTTCGATACTTTCATCATTTACCGTTTCGGATCCTCGAACAAGCATGATTTTGCCGATTTCGTCGACGTCAGCATGCTGCGGTATGACCGCACCAAGCTGTACGGGTGCAGATACTTTACACGCCACAAGAACATCCTGAATCCGCTTTAAAAGCTCAAACCACATTATCATATCAACTACCCCCTGAAGATTTCACACGACCGATAACCGGAATACTGCGTCGGGTCACCCGTAAGGTCTTCAGGTGTAATCGAGCCTTCAAGCTCCTTTATTCGGCCCTGGACATATGCAAGCTTCTTGCCGTAAAAGTCGTCCGTTTCGCCGCCACGACCATAAGCCCCGGGCAAGCTGTACGCCTTTCGCACACAGGTCTCACGATACGTATACAGCGTTACAAGCTCATCTGCCACAAAGCTACGGATAACCTTCGCTTGCTCAACTCCAAGACGCTGTGCGAATAAATACAGCCACTTTTCGGCAATAGCGAGGTCATCACGACTGACATTCTTTCCGAGAAGTTCGTCAGAAAATGTCATTTCGGCCAAGTCATATAACATGTGCATTCACTCCCTTTAAAATTTGAATTCAATCTCACATGCTTGGCCATTACTATACTTTTGTTCAATGGCATCACATATGTCTTTAGTGGCAAGCTTGGTGTACTGACCGAATAGCTTAATGATGTCCGGTCTTTTCGTATCTAACGCTCTATACAAGAACGGATCCATGCGATTACCAGGGTGAAGAACGTTTTTTGCGAACAAAAACGAGTTGCCGCCAGTCGGGACCCATCTCAAGGCCTTACGATTCTTAGGCCGTATCATGTGCGGCCGTGTGCCTTCATGTATGAACGGACCATAATCGGCCAATCCTTCGTCAAGATATACAACGGCACTCTTATCCGTTAGCATTCGCATGTCAATAGAACGAGTCAAATCACCTGTTCTTGACGTGTAATTGTGATGCGTTTGTGCTTCGTCCTGGACTTCAATTGCCGAGGCCTTTACGGCCTGTCGTATTCTCTTATCGAACACATCCCGACTGACGCCCATACTACTCGCCTACCTGTTCCGTTTCTTCAGCCTTCTTTGCCTTTACCTTTTTCGGCTTTTCTTCGACCGACTCCGTTTCTTCGGTCGGCAGTTCATCTGCCACAAAGCCTTCAGCAAATAACTGCTGAAGACGGTATTCAGAATCGGCGTACTGAACTTCGTTAAGCCGAGTTACTCGAGTATTCATACGGTACCTCCTTATGCTCCGGTATTAACGAATACGCCTTTAAGCTTGTTGCTCGGAATCCACAAGTCGTGGAATTTTCTGTAATCAAGTTTCCAAGCGTCTGCCTTTTGGTTTTCGTCCGGGGTGAAGATGCGGACCTTGTCTGTCTTGGATACTGCAATCGGCGCACGCTGTGCGATTACGATCCAGTTAATATCCTTCGCCTGAGTATCAGCCTTAAAGCCGCCCGCTTCCTGTCCGCTTGTCGTGCCGTTGTTGAATACGTACTGCGTTTTCATGCGAGCGCTAGGAACGCCAATGATAGGAATTTCATTGTACGTCCGTACTTTTGTCGTTACCGTACCGGCTGTAAAGTCGCCCGTATCGATGAACTTCTGAATGCCTTTCGCATTGTTAAGAATCGTGCGTACCTTGCGATTCATCACGATAACAAGCGGTTCGTCATCGCCTACAATATCCTGTACTGCCGTAATATCATCATCGAGCTGTGCCAGGATATTATCAGCCGTCGGCGTAAACGTTGCCTTTTCTTGGCTTGCTGCTTTAGCCAACGCCGCAATACGGCTATAACGATATGCGTCTACTTCAGGAACAACCTGTAAACGTTGGAACTCACCCATAACATTACCCGAAGAAGCCACAAAGTTCGTTTCATCAACACTCATTGCATCGAGCGAAAAGCTTCTGCCACGGTCCTGTGTAAGCTTATAGGTACCGAATTTCAGCGTAACTGCACCCTGTACAAAGCCGCTATCACGGTCGTATGTCGCAAGTCCTGCCGTCGAGATTTCGGGCATTTTCACTTCATCGCCACCGTTATAAATTACCTGTGTTGCATTGGCTTCCATCCAAGCCGATGTTGCTGTTGCGAGCATTTGTGCGTCAAGCCCGTCTTGGAAAATTTTTGCACATTCTAACGTATTAATCGCCATTATTTAGTCTCCTTTCGTTGCCTGGGAGATCCCCAGCGCTGCTTCAAATTGTGCTTTTACATCGTTGCCGGCATTCTGCCCGGAGCTTCCTTGTCCGCTGCCGCCGTTTTGGTTATCTTTTACCGCCCAAGGCTTCCCCTTAAGCCATGTAGTGGCTGCGTCTTCAATCGTCCCGACAGTGCCGTCTTCTTTTTTGAATCCGTACTTACCATCATCACCAACTTCAATACCGCCAACAATAAGCTTGGCGAACTCTTTCGGATCCATTGCGTTATGTTTCGTTAACGCATCGACCGTCTGTGCCATGATGTCTGTCTGGATTCGTTTTTGTTCGGCTTCTTGCCTTGCAGCCTTTTCTGTTTCGAACGATTTGGAAAGGTCATCGAATTTCTTCAGCAGAGTCTTATATTCTGCCGTTTGCTCTCCTGCTCCCGGCTTTTGTAACTCTGCAATTTGATTAGCCAACGTGCCCTTGGCTTCGGTTAACGTCTTAACCAAAGCTTCAGCTTTTTCTTTGGCTTCTCGCTGCTCTTTCGACTCGCCGTTCAATTTCCCGACTTCTGCCTTAATGGTCTCCACCATCGCCGCACCGCCGTCGAGCTTTTCCAGTGCTGCATACAATTCTGCCATTGTCATGGTTCTCATTCTCCTTTTCGAACACATTAAATATATGTGATGCGGTCTCCTCCGCTTTTCACCAATAAAAAATGCCCTACGCACCACTGCGCAAGGCATGAAAAAAGCACCCATATCTATGAGTGCTTTTAAGCTACATATGTAATTTTATCAATATCGTCAATCGAGATTGTAATAAGTTTTTCGTGCTCAGTATCTTCCAACAAGAAGTGCCCGTCCTTAAAATCCTCAACAAGGCATCCTTCAATCCCGTCTTTTAATACTACGCAATCCAGCTCTTTCGGTTTCATATCTCAATCACTCCTTTATTTCCGGTTTAAGGTAAGCTGTAATAAGCCGGGGAGCATTTTCTCCATGTCCTATAATCCACGCCGTAATCATTTGAATTCGCTCGCCATCAAGAGTTGTTACATATGAAATGCTTTCATATTTGCTTCCATATTTGTCTGTATGGACATGCTTTATTTCACTTTGTTTAATACTATTACGAATAAATGCTTCAAACTCATCAGCTTTTTCTTGAGTATATCCTAAATATTTTTCAAATGCAACAGCTTTGGGGCCACCTTTGACATGCTCTTTATTTAAGCAGTATTTTACGATTTTACTTTTAGGGATAACTAAAGAAGCAGGGTCTTCAAATCCTTTCGGCACGGGCTTTCTAACGTCAAATCCCTCTTTAGATACCCCCCTAGCACTAGTAAGCCATTCTTTCTTGCCGCCCATTACATCTTTTTTACCATGAACACCAAGTAGCCGCTCTTGCTCACGCTTCGGAAGTGTTTTGATATAAGCCTTTCCACCCTTATCAACATTATCCTTTTGCCTGCTCATATCAATCATGCCGTCAACAATCGGCTTGATTCGACATAAGCAGTGAGGATGTGCAGGGAGCTTTGGGAATTTATCCTTCGGGAATATACCCTTACCAAGGCCGTACAAGTCGGCATGAGCGTATACATCACAAATATCGCACTTCGGATGTCTATCGGATAGTTTCCACTGAAACGCCACAATGTCCGGGTCATCCATATATTTTGCCATTACCCCGTCAGCATAGGCTCTCGCTCGTTCCGTGCGTGCAATCCGTTCCGCTGTATATCGAGTCTTTTCTTGTACTGCGGTATCAATAGCTTTGCTTACGTTTTGCTTTGCCCCGTTTTCGATGGCGTCCATGACTTCACTATACGCCGCTCTTAGCCCAGGCGTTGTTCCTTGCTCAATAAGCTTTCGTGCATGACGTATGGCTGCCTTCCACTCAGCGACCGCTTTTTCGTCGAGCCAGTCGGGAACAGGTAAGTCCTTCACCTCTTGAATGAATTCGGGTATATCTTGCTCAGGAATAATGCCGCCTTTACCGTATCCATCGAATAGCTTCTTTGCCGTCTTGGCTGCCGACTCGCCTTCCTTAATAGCCTTGCCGATGATCTCGGCCGATTCGGCCTGGACCTTCTTGCTGTTTTTATACATGCGTTCAGAAAGATTTACGCCGTCATCGGTCCATGATTTATTCATAGCCGCTGATATGGCTTCATGCTCAAACTTGGCCGCCGCTTGTTTCCTCCCGTACCCTTCAGCAAAATCGCCAACAAGGTCGTCGAGCAAATCCTTGTAAAGGTGCCGCATGACAGGATATCGACGATATGCCACTTTCACAGCGGCATGTACTGCCATTCCCGACAAGAGCAATGCTCGTAACGTTCGTTCGAAACCGTCCAGATTATTCTCTAGGTTGTTCTGTGTTCTGTCCTTCGGCATTTACATCACCCTTATCACCCGTCATCGGCTCAAACCGTTGCTTCATTAAATCCCTATCCCGTTCAGCCTCGTCGAATCCTTCTTCTATCTCGCTTACGATGTCATCATACGTGTCAGGCTCAATATTCGGCATATACGCTTCTAGGACCTTCTTACTTACTTCAGCGGAGAACGTATCGGATCTAAACCCAAGGTCCAGCGCCTGTTGTGCTTGAGACAGCGATTCGGTAACGTCGTTAATCTGAAAATCTCGAGGGTATTCGACTTCATAGCTAACGGACTCTTTAGCCCATAATTCATAAAGTCCAATGATATCCTTTTCGGCTTCCTCACACTGAACGGAGAAGTCCGCCAGGCGTTGGTTGGTTCGTTCAAAATCCCACTGCTTAGCCACGCCACTCTTTGACTGTTCTACACCTACAACCGAATCAATGCCGCTCATACGATACATTTCCTTAATGAGGCGGTCAATTTGTGCCATCAGCACCTCAGCCGGCCCTTTGTCCGGAGCAATAAATGCCGGTGCGTGAGACGACTCTTGCGGATACAGCAGCATGTTATTTGTCCCGAGCGTTACGTCGGGAGTGCTGCCGTCTGCAGGCATCGTCAATACGGAGAACGTCTGATTGTTCAATATTTGCGTCAAAAGGCTGCACAGATGATACACATGGTAGTTTGTCTGTGCAATACTCAAGAACTCGGCAGGCGGTAAAATGTCCGTCTTTTTGGAGCTTCTACCGAACCACTGAACAACGGGAATACGGCCAATGTTATGCGTGCCGCCCTTGATTTGGTTCCCGTTCTCGTCTAAGACCTGCCAATTCGTCGGGGTCCATATGTAATATCGTGTTTGTTTCTTTCGGTCAGCGTCGTAAATAACGTCCTTATATGCGAACTTGATTAATATTCCCTTCTCGTCGAACTGCCAGTCCGTAATGTGATGCGGCTCAACAGCCGTGAGATACGGTAAGGCCCTATTCTTAATATTGTCAGCTACCGATTCTCCGAACTCCACAACGTTGTTCACAATGATATACATAACGCCGTACAGCTTGGCTAAGGTCGCTTGCTGACGGATGTATTCCTGTAGGCTAGTTCCTTTGCGGTCCACATCTTCCAGGAACACCTTGAATTTCTCCGTGTCTTTGTATTCACGTTTAATGGTGTCTCTAAATATCGGATCTACCGACGCATTGACGATAGGCCCTGTGTAGTTCAGGTAATACGCAAGCTTCTTACGGAAGGCGTAATTCGGTGTGCTTTCCCTCGGATGACGAACCAGGCCACGGCCAACAGAAAACAGGCCTGTACCGTAATATGCGTCTTTTAACAGTTTATAGCCATATAACTTTTCAGAGTCCATTTGTCTACTCCTTAATAAATATTGACATGTGCCGCCTTAATCTGCGGTGCGTTTATCTTCTCGGCAATACCTGTCGTTGCGTCCGGTGCGTCATCGTGTGCGTTCTTCCCTTCTCGCTGATAACGAGTCATTGCCCTGTGATATTCAGGCCATCGGTCCTTCCAGTTGGTTGGAAAATAGATATGTTCCATGACCCACGTTGAATTGGAAAGAATACGAGCCGCCTTGTTCTTTGTCTGCGCAAACGTATTGATGACCGTCTTATTCGACTTATACGTGTCTTGTAATATCCGTCGTACCTGCCTTGCAAACCCTCGGCCGCCGTTGTTTGATTCAAAATCGGCCACGTTCACGCCGTTATGGTATAACATGGACGCTGTTGCCGGCTCTGTTTCTTCCATAGCGTCCTTCGTATATAGAAGGTCAAGCACATAAGCCTCGCCGTTGTACACGCCGTACACAATAGAACAAAGGTAATCGGATCCTGTATCAGCCGTATCCGTGTAGTTTCGAATAGCCGTAAATAGCGGATTGCCGTTTGTATCTACCGGGATGCGGTCATACGTCTTAAAGCTTGAGTATAACTGACCTTTAAGGTCTATCGGCTCTTGCTGATAGTTGGCACTGGCGATGTCGGCACCCATGGCTCGTACTTTTTCTTCATAACTGCGTCTAGATAATATTTCGTCACACAACATACTGCCGTCCGGCTGCAACGCTTGCATCGTAATCACCTTGGCCGCCTCGCCGAAATGTTCAATCGCTCGGCCGGCAAGGTCATCGCTCGCCCAACGGGTCATAATGATGAGTATCTTGCCGCCTTCTTCAAGACGGCTTAGCATGGTGTTGGTAAACCACAGCCAGGACTTTTCTTTCGCTGTTTCGTTATAGGCTTCTTCAGCGTTCTTTATGATATCGTCGATAATAAGCAGTGAACAGCCAAAGCCTGTCGCAGTACCTGACGGAGACGTGGCCAAGTATGAATTGTAACCGCCATCCAAGCTCCACATATCCATGGCTGCGTCACCACGTTTTATACGGACGTTCGGAAATATATCGGAGTAAACGGTGATATTCTCATCAGCCTTAACCTCTTGGATCGCGTTACGCACATTCTTAGCAAAGGTTGCTGAAAGAATATTGTTATACGACCCCGTCATTATCTTTTCGGCCGGGTTACGGCCAAGAACCCATTCGACAAATAAACTCGCCGTGCGGCTTTTTCCGTGTCGTGGCGGCTCGTTAATAATAAGCACCTTGGCTTTCTCATCTTCATAGAACGCTTGCAACGCCTCGCACAATTCGACAAGATATCGCCGCTCAGACTTATAGAAATCAGAAGCCATTAAATTGCAAAAATAAAAGAACTCACGTCTAGCGAGTTCTCGTTTTGCTTGCCGCTTAATGCGTTCGTCAATCATCGCCTATCAGCTTCTTTATGTCTTCCGACTTAACGCCATCAAAGGGATTATTCTCAATCTTTGCTTGCATATCGACGTTCTTGACGTCTCTCCACAAATCAGGCCGTCTGTTCTTCAGCCAGAAGATTTGCGCTGTAACGTCTGGCCTTTCACGCTTAGTTACAACCTTCGTCACAGCAAGTCCTAGCGGTTCGCCGTTAGGGGCATACGTCATTTCTTTCGTAACTTCATTATATTCATACCCCATGGCTCGTTTAAGCAGCGCATTCTCAACCTCAATATCAACGACTTCCTTGCCTCTTTTTAGGGCGTCAGAAAAGTCAGGGTATTTCTTCTTCCAGGAATATAAAGTATCTCGACTAATCCCAATATGAGACGCTATTTCAGCGTCGGTTGCCCCGTCACGAGTCCAGGCCTGTAACCGCAAAAGATTATCAGGCTGAAGCCACTGCACATATTTACCTTTTGCCATTACAGACTCACCTCCTTTGCGTGCCGTATTTGGAACGATTCATAACGTGCTTGGCTGCAACGAAACATTTACACGTGCCGGTCCCGCCGATATGTATTTTGTTAGCAGAGCAAAATCCTTTAGAGTTGTTCAGGCAGGAACGACGGCAGCACTGAATTTCCGTTTTACACGTCATAAAGCCTCCAAATACAGGCACGTAAAAAGGACGCCCCATTAGGACGTCCTTGGAATACTAACATTCACTTTTTCTTATATCTATTGACATGGGAAAATTCGCATGCCATAGTGCCAAGCTATAAAATCTCCGATTAAAATCGCCAAAAAAACTATATTAACCACTATGAAAAGCCATCTATGTTTTTCCCCTGTAAAAACCATGTCCCGGACAAAATTCATTAATACCGCTAAGACATTAAATAATACAGTTGCCAACATCATAACAACAAATACAAGTCGATATGGGCTAACGGTATGCATATTTGCCAATACTGAAGATGAAAAACCTAACCCCGAAACAAACGAAACTACGATTGCAGAAAAGACACCAAGTATCGCTACGTATTCCCTCTGCATTCTTTGCGCCTTCTCTCTTAACCCTTCAGCCTCATTACTTATATTCACTAGTTGGCTTGTCACGTCCTCTAGCTTTTTATTAGCATACTCAGCCTGAACCTTTAGATAATTAATTCGCGCTATATCTAAATTCACATGATCATACAGCTTGCGAACGCCGTTGTATATAGGCTCACCTTTATGATACTCTTTTATTTCACTGTATAAAAGACCTATATTTTGTGCAAGCGTTTCTAAATTACAATCTTCTTTCTTATCTACATCCGTAATAACCGGATAGATTTCTGAATACATATGTCGAAACTCAGATTCTGTATATATTGCTTTGAGCCGTACAACATACTCAGCCATTTTACCTTTTAAAACATCCTGACCCTTAGAGAGTTCTTCCAATATTTTGCGAATCTCATCCATCTTTTCTTCGTCAGTTATGTTCGGCTCTTTATTATCCATGTTTTCGAATTTCCTTTTCCGGAATTATCGATTTATTCCCCTGTCCGCCGTTATAAATATGGTACCACGCCTTCTTTTTATCGTGAGTATCTTCAACCAAATCCCAGGGCTTTTTATCCCTTTTCTCCTCAATAATTCTGTCTATGGTAATTTTGTCATCCCCACTAAGCATAGGTACGTCTTCGTATTTTATACGCAAAGGAAAAGAGCCTGCCCCGCAATACTGCTGGTATACCGCTCTTACGACAGGACCAAATTGCCATGCTTCAATTTCATCCGAAAACGCACGGATACCTCTCTTCTGTAAAAACTTAACCTGAATATAATACAGGATTTTCTGCAACTGAAGATTACTTATAGGCTTTCTATCGTTCATGCATTTTGTGATGATATATTTTGATAAATCCAATGCGCTTAACATACACCCATCTCCTTTGTGTCTAATTATTTTAACATTTTTCAATTCATTTTCCTATATCCAAATATAAACACTAATACATCTATCACATAGGACGCACTGGATTAATCTATTTAAATCATGCACATGGCAAAGGCGACGCCCTAATGGACGCCGCCTCGGCTGTAAATAAAACTACTTAGAATGATTGTGCGTACGGTATTTCCCGTACTTTTTACTTCTACATCATATCATGTCAAGATACTGACATTTAATGCCATCTTCTGTGAAAACGCCTCTAGTGCCGCACGATGAATTCGAAAGGTATGTCGCCAAGTGATATTCAGTTCAACAGCAATTTGTTCCCACCGTTTGTTTTGAATATACCGCTTAGTCAACACTTCTTGTTGAGTAGCGCTTTCAAGCTTTGATATAAGGGTCTTCGCTTGTTCACGCATTTCTATCAGCTCATCCCACTCACGATTAGTATCACGGATAAGCTCGTCCAGGCGGGCAATCTTGTCGGATACATCAATAGGGCTACCGCCGGTGATTTTATCTTTAGCGTAATCGAGGGCTTGAAGGCTACATATATCATGCTGAAGCTGAGCGATCCGTTCTTCTTTCATTCGTAGCCGTATCTCTAGACTGCGAATGTATTCAAGATATTCTTTTGCATTCATGCCGTACCTCCTACTCTTCGAGATAACTATATGCTCTGTCGAGGTCTCGGAAGGCTGCATCAATGGCACTAAGCGCTCTGTCTTTGCAATCCATGTCCATTTCACTATCTCTGTAAACAGCCTCACGAACTCGTGCTAAATCTGCAGATATATTAGCCAGTAACACGGCAGCGTCTTCCGGGTCAACTTGTCCGTTAATGGGGTTTCTTGCGATATTAGTCATTATGATTCTCCTTTCAGTGTCGTTTGTATCAGTTCTTTTTGCAGTAAGATATTGCCGCAATCAACTAAGGCTTTCATTTTCTTTAACAACTTAACCAGGGATTCCCCGTAATCAGCCAGCGGCTCCTTAATTTGGTTATATTCTTCCTGGCTTTTAAATCCGTCCTTACCGATAATAGGACGAATAACATACCCAAATCGGTCATCGGGGATAAGCACGCAGCCACGGCCACGAAGAAAACAAAGCACATCGGCAAGTTCGGAGTTAATGAAGGCTGCGTGTAGGAATAGCCATACCCATAGATTACTGTCTTCGGGGTGCTTCTTTTCGTAATCGTCATGATATTCTTCAATCGGCCAGTTTTTCGGATTACGAGCCTCTTCTACTTTGCGGACAAGGCGTTCAACGAGGTTCTTAATTTCAGGATCCCGCCGAAGTAAATCAAACTGGGGGTGTTCCATTTCATTTAGAATCTCCTTAAAAGCACTTCTGGCTCGTTTTACGACCTCTTGATTAGCCATTGGTAAGTTCCTCTATCTCGACATAAAGTCCGGGCTTATCAAGGTAAAATTTTTGAATTTCTTCACACGCTACGAGGGCATCGTCTGTCCAAAAGCCCAAATCCGTCATCACATCTTTTAAGAGCTTCACCAAATTATCCGTATCGGGTTTCGTTGTTTTCCAGCTCTTTACAGGGTGAGCGGTAGTCGCTAAATATATCCACGTCGTCGAAAGCCTTACAGGACCCGTAAACGGAGCTTTAGGAGCGTAAGGGGCAAGGGCTGCCATAAACTTCTGGCGGGCGTCTTTTACATTCTGAGGCTCATACACGACAGGCTTACCGTTTACTACCATAATTTTCTTTTCCTGGTGAGTGGCCGACGGAATCATCATCGGCAAGAAAAACTTCAATTTCATTGCATACTCCTTTCTTACTTCAACGCCGAGGGCGCTTATTGTCCTGTCAGACGGACAAAGGGTGTTAAGGGAAACGGCAACGTCAAAGCCGTTTTCCAACCCTTTGTTCGTCCCATGACAATTGCGGACTTTTTATACGAGGGACATTTCTATATATATAGTTGAAATGTCCCGATTTTTGTCCCGATATTTATGCATATACGGCGTTTTTAGTGAATAATTATTCAATATCATTTCTCTCTACTTTACCGTTTTTCACGGCAAATTCTTCAGAGCTGTTAATATCTCTTCGAAGGGTTTTAGGACTGATATCAAGATACTCCGCCATGTCATCAATAGTGACCTCGCCAGAGATAAGGCACGCATTGTATGCCGACTCAAGATTCTGAATCCGAGACTGCCGTTGTTTCTGCCGAGTCCGTTGTCCTTTTTCGTTGAGCTTCATCTCGACGTCCAGCTTAATCGTCTCGAGTGTTCCTGTATCATCAATACGATGAACGGGGTAATCAAACCATACGTTTACCGGCCTGAACGAAGCATACTCACGAAGCGTGCCTTCAATACGCCAAGCCGAACGAGAGGACCCGACTTGTTCAGCGTCAAGCTCAATCATATCAAGCAGTGCGTCGGCGTCACGACCGAATACGCCTGACCCTGAGGCTCTGTCGATAGCTCGCTTACCGCCTTGAGCGCCTTTGGAGTGATGATGACAATAAATGACCGAGCAATTAAGCTCCGTTGCGATACGGTCGAACTGATTACAAAAATGAGCCATCTGTTCGGCGCTGTTCTCATCGCCTGTAATGACTTTGTAAATCGGGTCGATGATAATCGCCGTGTACTCCTGTTTAACGGCTCGCCTGATGAGTTTTGGAGCGAGTTTATCCATAGGCAAAGATTTTCCCCTAAGATTCCATATATCGATATTAGAAAGGCTGCGGGCTTCCCAGCCAAGTTCTGTGTACACGTCTTTAAATCGATGTAGGCAAGAGGCGGCGTCAAGCTCCAGATTCACATACAGGACTCGTCCCTGGGAGCAATCCCAATTCAGCCATTTACGCCCTTCCGCAATGGCAATAACAAGTTCTATAAGAGCAAAGGACTTACCCGCCTTAGACGGTCCTGCCAATAGCATTTTATGACCCTTACGAAGTACGTTTTCGATAAGAGGCGGTGCTAACGGCGGCAGATTATTCCAGAAATCTCGAAGGCTTTCAGGCTCCGGCAGATTGTCGTTAATCGATTCGATCCACGTCTGCCACTCGGCAAAACTGCCCTTACCGATATTCGTATCAACGAGAAACTGCTTTTTATCCTTACGGGTAACGCCGGGCATACGACTAAGGCGGCTCGGATTTCTGTTCTGAACGTCGATTTCAAGGCCGTTTTTACGACAAATGTTATAAAGATAATCGACCCGTTTCCGATATTCGTCGTAATTGGCAGCGTCTACTTTAACGATGGCGTGAACGGATTTACCGCCGCTATAGACCATGCACGTGACAGGAAGCTCCAGTTTACGAATGATTTCGTTTTGCTTGTCGATGGGCATACAGTCCGATTCGACTAAGGCGTATTTAAACTCCGTTACGTTCTCATTACGAACCCCTCGCCCGTCTAGCGGATTGAAGCGTATCCAAGCCCCCACATCAGGATTATAATCACCCAAAACGGCACCGATATCGCCGTCACACTCTGATAAAGCATGAATAAGCTCCCCGGCTGTACGCTTAAATTTCCCTTTAGACGGTAAGAATTTACCGTCCTGTTCCCACGACTCGGTCACATAGCCGACGTAATCGGAGCTGTCGTAAAGAAGCTCTAAGTACGTAATTAAGTCTTTAGCGGGATTCCAGTTATCGCCGGGATCTTCAATTTCTCGTCCTTCCACCCAGTTCTTATCGATAATGACTTCTTCGTCGGCGATGATTTCGTCATCCCAGCCATATGCCCGATCGGGTATATGGGGTGTGGCGGTCCAGCCGTTTTCTTTGGCCATATTTACGATAGTGGCTCCCGTAACGGGACTACCGTTATAGTGTCCTGTGAACGTCGCCCATTTCTTAGCGCATTCCCCAGTGTGATACCGAGTGATGTCTTTGGCACTCCAGGATTCCCAGTCGCTAATGTCGTAGCCTTCCTCTTTAAGCCCCATTCCTACCTGAAGCCATTCCTGATAATCGCAAAAGGCGGGGTCGATGTAGTCCAATAAAGGTATTAAGTTGATTTTACGCATTGCCTTTTCATCTCCTTTATGGACTATGCCGGGATATAGGTTTCAGGCGTTACGCCATTCGGAATTCTCCAATTATTCATGGAGATTCGAGCAATCATAGAAGAGGCCTGGTCAAACGTCCAAGTACCGACGTGTTGGAAACCACGAGACTCTAAGAAGCGTATTTGCTTCGGTCTGGATAAGCTCATATCCTGACGCTTCTTTAATCTGTCTAGGAGAAGTGAAGCCTTACCGGCATTTTCGATTTCATCGGCAAAGATACCGAATTTCTCTAAAGCCTGGATTTGCTTAACAGACGGCGGTGCCATTTCATAACCAAACGACGGCACATATCCCGATAAGTCTTCAGACTGAATGGACATTTCAAACTGTAACGGATCCACAAGCTTACGTTTGCGTTTCTTCATTTCCTTAAGCTTTTCAGCTAAGGCTTGTTCACGTTCAGCTACGACATCCGATTCGGACTCTTTTTCAAGCTCTTCAATATCAATCGGAACCGCCGAGTCTTCAAGTTTTTCCGTCATTTTCTTGGCTACTTCTTCATCTTTACTGATAAGGTGCGCCGGGCGGCATAACTCGTGTCGTTCCGTATTCCACAAAAAATCAAGTAGCAGCACGTTCTCTTTTCCTTCGTACAATCGAGTGCCACGACCTACCATTTGGCTATATAAAGCTCGTGATTTGGTTGCTCGCAGAACGATAATACAATCCACCGACGGACAATCCCATCCTTCAGTCAGAAGCATACTGTTACATAGAACGTTGTATTTTCCGTCCTCAAAGTCTTTTAGGACTTCTGTCCTATCTTGGCTATTGCCGTTTACTTCGGCGGCTCTAAAGCCGTATTTACGAAGATATCGACAAAACTTCTTACTCGTTTCCACCAGCGGTAAGAATACGACGGTCTTTCTGTCTTTGGCATATGTCACCATTTCTTCAGCAATCTTATCAAGATACGGCTCAAGAGCCGTTCCGAGTTCACCTACTTTATAATCGCCTGCCGCCATGCCGACATGTGCAATGTCCAATTGCAGAGGGATGGTCTGTGCGACGATTTGAGCGAGGTATCCGGCCTTAATAGCTTGCGGAAGTTTGTATTCATATGCCAGGCTGTCGTATATCTGTCCGAGGTTTCGCATATCGCTTCTGTCAGGCGTTGCCGTAACGCCCAGGACTCTAGCGTTAGAGAAGTAATTTAAAACGTTCTGGTAGCTGTCTGAGATAGAATGATGAGCTTCATCGATGATGATCGTGTCATAGTAATCGGAAGGAAACTGAGACAGTCTTTTTTCACGCATAAGCGTTTGAACACTGCCGACGGTAATTCGATACCAGGATTGACGAGCCGTCTGCTCGGCTTTTTCCACGGCACATTTAAGACCTGTAGCTTTCGCTATCTTATCGGCTGCCTGTTCTAAGAGTTCTCCACGATGTGCCAGGATTAAAACTCTGTTACCGACTCGCACTTGAGATTCGGCAATCTTAGCGAAGCAAATAGTCTTGCCGCATCCTGTGGGCAAGACTAGTAATGTTTTGTGGTGGCCTATGTCCCACTCATGCAGGACGGCGTTGACCGCCGCCTGCTGATAGGGACGAAGCTCAATGCTCACGATTAAAAGGCTCCTTGAGTCCACTCTTTACCCGATTCTTCCTTGTCGTAGAATCGGTCGACGTTCGGGTAAGTCTTTCCGTTATATTCCCGAAGCTTAATCTTAAAGCGACCGGTAGCTCCGAGGACTTCGTTCCAGCGGATCGTAAACTTATCATCACCTTTTTTCATATGTCCGATGGCACGGGCAAATCCGGTGAGCTGCCATTGTGACTTACTGTGCAGGAAGAGGTTTTGCTTAATTCGACCTTTCTGGCCGTTCACGTTTACTTCGTAGGTAATTTTAGCTTCATTGCAAGCGGGCATTTTTTCGCTTCCTTCAAAGTAACCACGTTCGAAGTTTGTAATCTTAAAGTCATAATCTCCTGCGGGTATGTCGACAAACTCGTTTTCCACTGCTTCAATTTCTTCATCCCAACTAAATGCTCTTTCTTCTGCCATGATTGTTATCCTCCTTATTATTAAAACGGTACATTTTCGTCTCGGTTTGCTTCTACTGCCTGAGCTACAGTATCGAATGCGGCAATTAAGCAACCGTCTATAAATTCTTTCGGGTAGTCCTTAATTCTCATATCAGCCGGGAAGTACCCTTTACTGCCTACAACGGCTTGTATTTCAGCTTCCGTAATATTTCGTGCTTCCATAAGCTTCTTTAAGTCCTTCGGGATCCCGTCATCTTCCTTAACCTTCTTTTTAGGTTCGGCTTTTACAACAGGTTCTTCTTTAGGGCTTTCCTCTTTCGGAGTGTTTTTCATTTCCTCTACAGGCTTTTCTTCGACTTGCGATTTTTGGATATTTTGGGGTATACAATTTTCGATTTGAGCAAATTCGAAGGGCAAGCACTCCTTTAAGCCGTGTCGGTTTTTTGCGTCCCAATTCGGATGATGACTCGTGTACATCACCCGTTGCCCGCCTGAAACACGGACCTTTTTACTGTTACTGTCCTTGCTATCGACTTTCAAAACTTCCTCTTTGTAGTTGGCAAAAAGTAGCATATCCGCCCACTCTTTGACCATATCGGAGATTTTCTGACTGGCTGCCTTATTAAGCTTTAACTCGTACCGATCGTACGGAGGTTGGTCAGGTCGTTCAAACTTACGAACCATAGCGTGTGCCGTGAGAACCACGTTCATACCGCTTTCGATTAAATCCTGGAGCTTATTAAGCAGCCGTCCGAATTCTTCCTTCTCATATACATACCCTTTGCCGTATCCGATATCTTCAATGCCGCTTACCTGATACTTAGAACAAATATGCTGTACGCAAAGCTGTTCTGCCCAGTCGATTGTGTCGATGACTAAGGTTGTAAATCCCTGGTGGTCTTTCGTAAGCTCTTGGACATATTCCATAAGTACCGCCCAGGACGTCGGACGCTCTAATCTCGCCACATCCATATGGGCTGTACTTGCCTCTGTATCGATGAATAAGGGCTTAGGGAAGTGAGCGGCAAATGTACTCTTGCCAATTCCTTCAGGACCATATACAACGACTTTCTGATACCGTTCTTGCTTTCCTGTTATTATCTTCATAGCTACCTCCTTTAGAATTTACCGGCTTCCCATTTCTTGTTTTCTACCGGCTGCGGGGCTGACTCCTTAACGTAACCGTCTTCGATAATGATGCTGCAACTGTCATCTGTTCCGACTCTTGTAGCAATAACCTGGAGGCCTTCGTTGGTGAGCCATTCGGAGAACTCTTTAAGTGTTTCCTGATCCATTTGTTCAAGCTTGTCCATAAGGACGAAGCCACATTCAGGATTAAGCTTGCGAATAATCGCCGTAGCTACCATAAGCTGTTCAGCTCCCGACATGCCGTCCCATTGCTGACCTTTATAGATTAATTCGCCGTCCTTTACACCAAGCTCCGGCAAAGGCAAATCTGCCTTATTGAGTAGTTCATTTTTGGCTTCTTTAACGGCCTCAATTTCTGCTGTCAGCCCGTTGTATTCAGCCGATAACTCTTCGGCTTCGGCCTGGGCTTTTTCCTTTTCCTGGTTAGCACGGACCTTACGATTGATATCATCGACCTGAGCGATATGGGTCTCCAGTTCTTCGGTACTTTCATCGACAAGCTCGGCTACTGTCTTTTGAGCTGTTTCCATATCGGCTAACAGCGACTCTTGTTTAGCCTGGGCTTCTTCAAGAGACTCTTTAAGCTGAGCAATCTGGGCGATAAGCGTTTCGTGTTCTTCCGTCATCTTAGTTAGCTGTTCACGCTTACGTTGATTCTCGCCGTTCTGAGCTAATATTTCTTGCTGTTGCTTAATTAAGTCCGAGGCACTGACCGGCTCTGTAGGAGCGTCGGGATAATACTCAAGCTCATCGGCGTAGGACTTCTTCTGCTTAGCGATACGCCCGATTTCAAGGCGTCGGTTATATCGCTGTGCTTCTTTGGCGTCTAATTCCGCCAATTCGTCACCAATCCCGATAATCTGCAGTAACGTATTGGCCTTGTCTTTCGAGTTCATACCCATGAACTTCGGTAAGTCTAGTGCCAGTTTCTCGATGAAGCTATCCAAGAGCTTCTGTCCGGCTTTCTCACCGGTCGGATCAATAACCTTGAGGCTACTCTTGGCACCTTTACGTTCAACGACAAGTCCGTTAGACAGCTCGATATGAATCTCAGGCGGAATCGTACTACTATCCCTTGCCGCATTGGACGGCTTGAATTTGTCTCCACCTAAGGCCCATGCGATAGCATCTAATACGGACGTTTTGCCTTGGCCGTTACGGCCGCCGATGACGGTAAGGCCATTTTGGGCTAATTCCATTTGTACTGCTTTGACTCTCTTTACATTTTCGATGGCTAAGCTGTTAATTTTAACTGTCATGTGATATACTCCTTTTAATTGAAAATTTTATTTTTAGTTGTTTTGGCCGTCTTCTGTTGCCGCAGAGGGCGGCCATTTCCTATGCACTCATCGGGAATGCAGTAATCCCGATTCGGGCAACTCTCGCAATTCATGAATACCTCCTTTAAAGAAGTGCTAAAAGCACAATTAAGAAGTAAATAGCCGTTAACGTAAGTGCCGCTTTTAACCCTTCTTTAACGTAATAGCCGATACTATGACGTCGAACTATACGGACCGGAGTGTTTTGGATTTCATAGTATCGTTGGTTAATCCACTCAGGCGGACTCTGTAATGTAGCAGCCTTCATCATTACATCCCTCTCTTTCTAATGATTAACTCGAAGTGAAACGACATAAGAACGTTACCGGCACGCCGAATGTAATTTTTCCATGTATCCCCGAACGTTACGATAAGCACCGCTGTTTCTCGCTCTGACAGGCGTTTACCGTCGATAATACTGTGGCACGCCGCCAGTGTGGAATCGACGATTTCTTGAGGCCTGAAATGCCGGGCTACTTGGACACCTTCCACGTCGGCAGTTGTGTAAATAACCGTCATCATGTGATTTATCATTTGGTCTGCATTCATTGTTATGCTCCTTTTCGTATCTCAATCCACACGCACGCCAGTACAACGGCGGTCACGATTACACACGTTGCAATTTCAAGTTCAATCATTAGCGTTTCCTCCCGTCGCTTTACTATCGAGCCATGCTCTGATTTCCCATCCGGCAAACCGTATTTCTGATTTTTCGGTGAGCTTAATGTGCGGTATTTCGCCCGTTTTTACCCACTTGTAAATGTTCTGAATATCAGTGTGTAACAACCTTGCGATTTCTACTGCCGAGTACATAATATCGGCAATGATTCGTTGTTCCATACAAAGCTCCTTTCTTAATAATGCTCAACGTGGAACATTAGCTCCTCGTGCGTTTTCTCCGAGTCGTCAAGTGTCAGCTTGTCGGCTCTTTTTCTGTGGACAAATTCCATAGCCTTAACGATGCATTGCCATTCGTACCAGGGAAGCTTTTCAGCTTCTCGTAAAATGATTTCCGTCGGACTCATTTTCTATTTCTCCTTTCTTTTTTGTTGAGGTCCTATATTTAAATTGTTGTATCCGTGGTATGCTGTAAAAAATACCTTTAAGGAGTTGACCATATGAAACGTGACCTTGACTTTATTCGTGAACTGTTGTTATTCATTGAAGAATCGAATTCAACTAATATCCCGCCAAACGAATTTCTTCAATTAACCGATGATTTCGACAAAATTTGCTATCACCTTCACCTTCTTTATGAATCCGGTTATATAGAGGCTTATGACATCACTTGCATAGGGTATGAATACCCTCAATATCAAGTACAATGGCTAACAAACGAAGGTTGTGACTACTTAGACGCTGTTCGTTCTAATTCTGTTTGGGATAAGACTAAAGACTTCTTAACCTCAACAGGCTCTTCCGCAGCTCTAGATACGGTTAAAGCGATAGCCGGTAAAATCACAATGTCGCTTCTTGAATCTTCGCTTCTTCGATAATCAATCGATCGAGCATCTCCCCTACTCGGATATAACCATCAATCAAGACCTTAGGAGTTGATGCTCCCATCCTAGATATGTCTACTAATTGGTTGTTAATCTGCAAAAGCTTTGCCATCCGCTGTTTACTCAATTTGCGGGTGGCTTCTTTTTCGTTCATCTTCTTCCCTCCTTGTTTGCGGTTGTTGTTTTGTAAAGTGTACTTGACTTTTAGGGTTAAGGAAAAATCTCCGCAAACTCTACGTTAAGTGCTTTGGCAAGTGCTTTAATCGTAGAAATCTTAGTATCTGCAGTACCTCTTTCAATCTCACTAATAGATACTCGCGACAAGCCCGACAGTTCGGCTAACCTGTCTTGTGTCAAGCCTCTTTTTTTTCGCCAATACCTTACTTTGTTTTCGATTAAGTTACTTTCCTGCATTTCATCACCTCCTTTTTCGGTCAAGTTTACTTGACAAGTAAAGTGTACAGTGACCAAGATATTTTGTCAAGCGTAATTGACAAAATATTTTCACACATGTAAAATACAGTTGACATTAATGTTATTCGCTTGCAAGGGATGTGTCTTTATGGAACTGAGTAAAATTTTGCGAGATTATAGGCAAGAACATGGACTTACATTACAAGTGTTCGCTGATAGAGCAGGACTCACAAAACAATATATTTCTATGTTAGAAAATAATAAAAACTCTAAAAATGGGAAACCTATTATCCCGTCTTTAGAAACATTAAGAAAATTGGCGTCTGCTATGTACATGAACATAGATACCTTAGTCGCTACTCTTGATGGTGAGCAAGACGTTTCACTGCAAACAAAAGATGCAGGCTACTACACCGACCCAGAGGTAGCGGAATACGCCGAAGAGCTGAGGACGAATCCGGAGTTAAGAGTATTGTTTAGTAGTAGTCGTAATTTGACGAAGGAACAAATGCAAGAAGCATATAATTTCATCAAATTCTTAAAAATGAAGGAAGAAAATAAAGTACATGACGATTAATATAATTTTCGCTTCTATCCCGCACGCCAAGGCTTCCGCAACGGCAAACGCCGACGGCAGCTATTCCATTATCGTCAGCAAGTCATTATCTCAAGAACAGGCAAAAAAGGAGGTCTTGCATGAGCTTGGACACATTGTCGATGACGACTTCGGAAAAGATATGCAAGCCAGTATGATCGAAGAGATGATTCGCCGGAGCAATATTGTTCCCGATAAAGTCGCCGAAGACGTCGAGTTTTACTATCATGTGGTATAA